TAAACAGAATCTTTGGAAGGGTTACAACTTTGATGGCAAGTATCAGGTTGTGCCTCGTGCTTATGCGAAGGTTCCTTTCTTGATGGATCTGTTGTCTTTGCCTGGTCTTGCCGCAAAGAACAGTAAGGGTCAGTGGGCGATGAAAGATTATGAGCTTCACGCTATGGCCCAGTTGTTGCCTACGTTGTCAGATCTACGACGCTTGTACCCTGATGAAGAGAAATATCAGAAGCGTGCTGTGTCTACTTGGATTTCGTTTATGTTCGGCGCTGGGTTGCGCACGAACACTAAATGGGAACAGAATAAGGAACTTCAAGGGCGCGTGTATGAGATGCGTGATGAAATGAAACAAGAGCGTTCTTTGGCTGGAGCTACCCTATAGGGACGAACTACCCTATGGGTATGCAGTTCATTTCCCGTGACGAGTGGGGGGCCATTGACTCTGGTAAGAGGTTAAGCGAATTTCGCCGTGTCCCCATAGGTGTAATTGTTCATCATACGACTGGTTCTGCGACATCCCCTTGGGATCGCATCCGTCAGCATGACAAGTATCACGTTAAGACTCGGGGCTGGCGTTCTATCGCTTACAACTGGTTGGTTTCTGGTGAGACTGGCGAGATCTTTGAGGGTCGTGGTTGGAAGCAAGGTGCAGCTACGAAAGGGCAGAACTCTAAAACGACTTCCATTTCCTATATTGGTTCGGGTGACGATCTAACTGAAAAGGGGAAGGAGGCGATCCTTACCGTCGTAGAGGCAATGCGGAAAGAGTATGGCGACCATTTGTGGGTCAAATGTCATAGAGATTTCGGCACCACATATTGCCCTGGTGACGGTTTAGCTGACTGGATTCATTCTGGGATGCCGATGACGGATACGCCTACTGCTCTTGATTGGGATGTTCGGTTGGAAGAGATGGAGTCTTTGGGGGTGGATTTCCGTCGTAAACCTTTGCATCGTGGGTCTAGGGGTAGGAACGTGGCTACTTTGCAGGCACGTTTGAATGAACGCATTAACTCCCAACTGGTGGTAGACGGCATTTTCAGTCGAGCCACCCAAAAAGCGTTACGGGAATTCCAGGCCAATTTCCCTATTCGCAAGGATGGCGTCTGTGGCGCTGTAACGTGGCGGTACCTTTGGTCTGTCTAAGGAGATATTTTGTTTAACTTTGATTTTTTAAGAGATTGCTTTGAGCGTGGTTTGGCCACGTTTTGTCAAGGCTTTGTAGGCGCTATGGCCATTCCTGGCCCTGACTGGACGGATTCGCTAAAAATTGGTGCGGTTGCTGCTGTCATTGCTATTGGTAAGGCTGTTGCTGCGACTCGTGTCGGGGATTCCCGTTCAGCTTCGCTGGTGGGCTGACGTGTCGGCTGAGGAAGAGCAAGCCGACTGGAATGAGTGGAGCGAAGAGTACGGCTATCTTGCCTCAGAAATTTATACTGACATAAAGAACACTTCTCATATGTTGGATGTGTCTGATGGGAGTCATGCCAAGTGGCATGACGACTCATTGGCTGTGATGATTGTGTTGCCATTTGAACATGCAATGGCGTTCTCTGCTGAGTCGTTAATGAACGACTTTGAGAACAGCCCTTTGCATAGTCATGTGTTCGCAATTATCAGTGGCCTGATCCTTGCGTCTGCTGATGCGATGGATGATTCAGACTATGAAATAGATGAGTAGAAAAGTTAAATGATCTCTAACTATTTGGTGTTTATTTAACGCCCGTTTAAGTTTTCTTAGGATGTAGTCACGTTTACGTGCCACTGTTGTCTTGGGTAGCTGAGTTAGTCGTTCGACTTGTCTCAGGCTAAGACGTTCAAATAACAGAGCGTTTAGTAACCAGATCTCTTCGTCGTCTAGTTCATCGAAGGCGTCCAGCACAGCTTCTTGTAGCTGTATGCGTTCTTCTTGTGATTCTTCTAGCGCTGCGTGTGGTTCAGCTTCTTGAAGTATTTCTATTTCAGTTTGTTTTTGTTGAGGTTTTCTTGTGTTCTTCCATGAAAGATCAAGAGTGTCAAAGGGAAATTCCTTCTTGACCATACACCCATGCTACGTCTGCTGGGATGGCGTAGTATTCCTTACCTTCAGGAAAAACTTTTATTTGAGATTGAAGGCATAAGTCTCTGACTGTATGGAATCTGAGGAACGTGTGACGTTCAAAGAAAGAGTCGTACAGGAACAGTACAACTTCCATTTGTTCATGCCACCAAGCCAATGAATTGAGTTTGTCTAGTTTCATGTGGACTTCTTGGCTGCGTCCGAAACCTTGAACTTCGACTAAATACTTTTCGGTGAGGTAGTCGGGTGTGTAACAGATTTGTGTGGGTACTTTATCTAGTCTGAATGGTGGTCTGTTGAGGCCGTACCGTGCGTAAGGCCACGGTGCTGCCTCTTCAAATTTGCCTTCGGCTAGGTCACCCATTTTGTTGAGGCGTTCAGAGAAATCAAGGTCTTGGAATTTCATGTTTTCTCTGCTTCTATCCAAACTACATCTCTGTCATTTAAGATGACGCCTGCTTTTTGTAGCCCGTCGGCAGCTAGTTTGACGTAGTTGTCTAGGTCCCCTCTGAGTTTGGGTTTCTCCCAGTCGGGGAGGGGTGTTATTTGTGCGATTGTTTCTTCATTGTTGAAGAACAATCGCAGCTTCACTGGCCCATCGAACACAGGGAAGTCGTCGCCTACAGCTTCTACGATACGGTTTTCTGCTTCGACTGTTTCTTTGGGTGTGTAGGCACGTCCGTTACGTGTCATTCGTGGACGGCCCTTTGTTCGGGGCCGTCCTTCTATGACTATTTCATACGTGTCTGGTTGCTCTTTTTTGGGCATCGTCTACCAGCCGTTCCATTTGTCGGTCGCCGTCGCGACGGCCCATGAATTTCGGGCCTTCGGAATACCATTTGCCTAGTTGTGAATCTAGGTCGTTGGTCCATGACATCACGTCACTTCGATCAAACCCTGATTCAAACATGGCTCGGGCGAAACGGTTTAAGAATCCGTGTCGTCCTCGCCCTGCTCCGTGTTGCCTGTAATAGTCCACTGGCCCGTTACGGTACATCATTAACGCCAACCCTCGTAGGCGTGAACCATCTATTCGCATGAGTGGTTCTTTGCTGTAATCTCGTGGGGGTGGAAGATCAGGTTCGGGATCTTGGTATAGCTCTGCTGCTCTTTCTAAATCTGCTAGTGGCGTTCGTTCTGCTTCGGCTTCTATTATGAAATCCCAAATGTCGTAGGTTTCTCCTGTTTCTGGATTGACCATGACTTGGCGACCGTAGGGTCGTTCTCCTCCGTATGGGAGGCGTATGTAATTTCCTGGTGGGCCGTCTAGTGAATCTGATTTAGGATATACAGCGTCGTAGTCTCCGCCTGCTAGTTGCATTACTGCTTGTAGGGCTTTGCGCATTAGAGGAACGGGTACCCATTCTTCTGTGAATACCCATACGTGGTATCCCTTGCTTCGGGATCGTTCCAGCCATGCTGTGATCCCTAGAGCAGAGAATAAGGTAATTGCGTTTTTAGCAATAATTTCTGAGTCGATGTCGCCTTCGTCTATGTCGATGGCTCCCCAAGTACACATCCATAGTTCTGGACGCATGTCAGGGTAGACGGGTCTGGCACCTGAGCCTGAGTCCGACTGTATGAACCCTGCTGGACCGCTATCTTGTTTAAGGGGGTCGTAGACCATCGGATAAATTCCGATCATCTCAGAGCCTTCTAGGTGTTGTTCGAGCAGTTCCGTTGACACAGGCACCCATCGGCAACCGCCTGCGTCTGTTCCATACGCATACGGAAAGCCCTGAAAGACAATTCCAAATACTTTTGCTGCTGCGCTATCCATCTAACGTGCCTTGTTCCCACGTAACTCCTGGCTCTAGGATACGTCCACTGGTATCTATGGTGAGGTTTACCTCAGCTTTTTCCCCATCCCCAGCCTTGTTTTTCCACAGGCCAGCAGAAACTTCGTCCTCATAATGGGCACGAGTTTCCTCATCTAGGTTGGTGTCATCCCATCTACGCCACGTTTCAATTAGGAAATGGCTTTCACTTGTGGATGCGTACCTGCCAGCTTCGATACCGCCAGCTTTGCCACGGTTACCTGTACCTCTGCCTGACTGGTGGATAATGATTCCCACCAGACGCCAGTCAGATACCAGTTGTTTGAACGATTCGATTTTGGCTTGGACGCTAGCTGCGTCGCCAGCTTCGCCGCCTCGTATCAGTTCAAGGAAATCGTAAACCAAAACTTCTGGTCGTTTGCCTCCCCACAGAGTGGTGGATGCAATCCGTAACGCTTTGTCTAGGTCATCGACACTCATGCCAGTGGATTCAAAATGCAAGTTAGTTTCATCTTGCATGATTTGTTCCACCCGTTCCCACGCCGTCGCATCCTCACGGATAAGACGGTTAATCCATTCACGCTGGTCATATTCCAACCGAATAGATGAGTAGCGACCCCAAAACATTGTTTCTGTTTCGTCGGGGCTTACCCAGAGGGTGCGATGTTTACGGTTCTTTGCCACCATGTTCATGGCAAGCAATGTTTTACCTGTATGCGATCTACCTATCAATGTGACCAGTTGTCCTGGTCTTGCTCCTCCGAGTGTGGCCTCATCAAAGGCTCGTACTCCGAAGCTCCATTCGTTGCCAGCACGTAGGTCGTGCCGCATCCGTCGTACTTGTTCCCCTTTAGGGGTGAAGAGTCTGCGTAGATCTTCGGGGCTTACCCCTTCGACCTGTTCTGGTTCAGCGGCAGGAGGTTCGGGGGTGGACGCAGTTTCCACCCCCGTGACGAGTTGCCTCGCCTCCTCCATGCTGATTTCTTTAGGCACTTATTCCAACTAGCCAACCCTGTGGGTCAACTGGTTCAGGACGTTCAGGCCATGACCACGAAGTGTTCTTCTGTAGTCCAGCGAAGTAACCGCTCTTCCCTGCGAGGGGATGATTGCCTTCGCCCTTAGTTATGAAAGCTTGTCCATCTTCTCCAACGGACAGTCCCTTCTTAAGTTTGAAATCTCCGAGTCCACATTTACCTGTTTTTGTCGTCGGGATATCTTTACCTCGCATTGAATCTGCCCAATAGTCCTGAGGAAACTGGCGAATCCCTGTTTGGTACAGCTTACGAATCGCTTGGTTATCCATAAAGACTGAATCTTTTGACGCATACACAATCCCAGCGTTCTTTTCGCTGAGGAATATCTTATGTACTGCGTCGTAATCTTCGTCGCTTAGATATTGGCTTTGTCCACGAGGCGCAGTTGTTGCCCCTTGGAATGCTTGGGTCACAGCCGCTACCGCTTCGGTTTCTGTTGCTACCGCCGCTGGCGCTGGCGCTGCTGCTGGTTGAGGGGCTGCCCCCAACTGTGTTTTAACATCCCCAAGGATGTTCGCTAACGCTGACGCATTGTCTGTCAGTGTTGTGAGAATATCCTCATTGGGATCTGTTGTGCCTGCTGTGGTCTGTGCTGCTGTCAACTCGACAGCACCTTTCAGAATCACTTGGGCTTCTATGCTCGCACGTTCGTGCGGTTCCATTGGCTTCCATGCCATTATTTTGCGCCTCCTATTGTTGCGCCTTTGCACCGTGTCCACGCTGGACACCATTTCTCAGAACACCACCAACCATCATCTCCGAGAGGATATTTAGTCATCTCAGATTCAACGATGTGGCAGAGTCCTAAGACCTTTTGACGTAGCCATTCTGTGTGGCCCTCGTCACGAACTATATCCATGCGACCGACACCCTTCGGGTGCATGATCGCATAAGAGAAATTTGAAATACCTTTTGCCCAGCAGTAGGCCATTGACTGAACATCCCACCGTTCGTACTGCCATCTGTCTCTGCTGTAGTCACGGCTTGGGAACTTCCAGTCCCAAAGCCTGTCCTCTTCAACTAAATCGATGGTGCCAGAAAACCTGACAACCCTATTGTCATCTTCATGGAAAAGTAGATTGAAATATTCTTCGACCTCTACTGGTTTCAGTAATGGCAGCACTTCCGTGCGCCAGTTCTCGATCTTGCGTAGCCCTTCTGCGTATGCGCTTTCACCTGAGTACTTGTTCCAGACCTGAATCGTCGGTAGGGCTTCCTCCCAGTACATCTCGAAGGAGTCCACCATGTCTTGCTGCGACATCTCTCCGCCTGTCTTACGGGTGTTGAGAGCGTCCTCGGCTACTGCGTGACACGCCGTGCCTAATGTTGCCGCGTCTTTTGTTTCTTCGCTTACAAGGTTGAAGATAGTGTTTCGGAATCTTTCTAAACACATGTCAGCAGTCTTGACTGTTGACTGTCTCACCCATGTATGCACCCAGCGACCTTCGCTGTCTTTGTGTAAGGGGTATTCGTTCATGTTGTCATTCTCTCAGTGGGGTAGGACACTGAGTCTTACTAAGTACCCCCCAACCACCTACCAGAGGTTGGGGGAGACTAAGTAATTACTTAGTATAGCGGACATCTGTTTT